GTAATTTTTGATTATATTCATAATTACTTTGTGCATTTTCTTTTAGCTGTTGTTTTCTGTTCTCTATGTCTGTGGTATCTCTATTTTTTATTTCATCAAAATGTTTTTTTTGTAACTCATATTTTTCAGTCATTAAATCATATCTATGTTTTACGTCAATAACTGATTTGTTTAGTTCGCCTTGTTTTTGTCTTAATAGTAGGTCCATGTGACTAAAAACTCGTATGTCTAATATTTCTTCTACAACTTCTCGTCTGTATCTGGCACGTAAATGCATAAATGGCTCATATGAAGTAGAGCCTAGTATAACAACTTGACAAAAGGCACGATAATTACATTTTAAAATATTTTGTTCTAATGTGTTTTGATAATCTACGTTAGAAGCATCCTGGTTTAACATTACGTCATTACAATAAATTTCAAATTTGTTTGGTTTAATACCTCTTACAATTCTGTATTTTTTGTTAGCAGTTTCAAACTCACATTCTACTTCACAATCATTTGAATTAATTGTGTTAACCAATTGTTCTTTTTTAATATCTCTAAAAGCACGATTAAATAAAGCAAAACACAATGCGTCAAGCATTGTTGATTTACCTGCACCGTTTGTTCCTATGATAAGTGTTGATGGTGATTTTGCTAAGTCAACCTCTAAAAACTGATTGCCTGTAGATAGAAAATTACGCCATCTTAATTTTTTAAAATATATCATACCTTATTATCGCTAGCCTCAATATAAATTGATTTTAAATATTCTTTTAGTTTAGTTTTACTCACATCTGTTTCTAATTGATCAACATAGTTATTTAGGAATGTAACTGTGTCTTCACCCATTTCTAATATATCTTCTCTTACACTAGCTTTAATATCTGAATAATCTTCTACAATATTTAAGTCATGTACTGTTATCTCATTATACAATCTTTCTACGAATTTGTCAAATACCTCGTTATCGGTCTTGTTTAATACGATTAACTTAACAAAGTGATTATGATATTCTTTTATATCATAGTTACTGTAGTTTCTCTTTTTATCATCATAAATTATTTTTTTATGAATGGTCAAAGGGTTTCTTACTCTTGTTATTTCTCTAGTTTCTGTATCAAAGATATGAAATCCTTTAGGGTCTTGGTAGTCAGACCATGTCATCTCGTATTGAGCACCGTTGTAGTGTATTTGACCATCATCTGTATGTTTATGAAAGTGGCCTGATATAACTCTATCAAATCTATTAAAATCTGATTTTGCTAAACCGTGTTCATTAATTACACCATTTTGCATTTCAATACCTTTGATTTCTAAATGACCAAAACATAAATCTGCTTTGGCTGTTTTTAACATTTCCATAGAGTGTTCATAGTTGTCATCACAAATCCAAGGCACAAATAAAATAGATGTACCATCAAAATCTACAACAGTTGACTTTGTATATATCCATGGCTCATGTCTTTTATCAAATGATGAATATAAATTTTCTATAGCATTTACGTCATTTGTATTTTTAAAGTATGTATCGTGGTTCCCTATAATAATATGTGTATCAATTTGTTCTTCATATAGTCTATCCCAAAATTGTTTTCTAAAAACAGAAGCGGTTTGAAAGTTAATAAACTTTCTTCTATCAACAACATCGCCCAGGTGAACCAATGTTTTTACATTATGTTCTTGTAGGTAGGGAAAAAAGATTTCATTATAAAATCTTAATTGATATTCTCTAAATGCTTGAGAGTCATTTCTCACGCCAAAATGGGTATCATTCAATAGGGCAATCTTCATTATATATCTAATACGCTAGTATAGGTTCTTTTTTTTCTTTTCTTAATTCTTATCTCACTAGCTGTTGGTTGTTCCTCAGTTGATGGTTTATTTTTTCTTAAAAATTCTAAAAACTGATTCTTATAATCATTTTGTGTATCACCAGGTAGTACAGAAAATTCATCTATGTTGCCTTGTTCAATCATTCTATACTTAATGCTTGTTTGTTTCTTTTCTTTTTGTATTCTTCTAATAAAAGCATAGTAAATGATTTGTGTAAAATAAGCAAATGGATTATTTGATTTTGCTGGATTAAAGTTTTTAAGATATTGTAAACAGTTTTCTATACCATCAGAAATCATATCATCTCTAAAAGTATAGTTAATAAAATTAGGTCTATAAGATAAGTGATTTGCAATCTTTAAAAAACATTCACCAATATAATTTGTAACTGGTGGTGTTTTTCTATTTCTTTTTTCGGCCTTATCACACTTGTCCTTATACTCTATCATCGCCTGTAGAAACTTTTTATTATCTACATAATGTGCTGATCTTTTTCTAGTTTTAGTCATAATTATATAATACTATATTTTGTTGTTTTTGTCAATGGTCTATCATATTAGCCAGTTATAAATGGCTCTTAATGCAAGTAGTAAATACATAAGTTCCATGAGTGCTCTAGGTATGTCTTTATCTTTTATACCCATGTATATCCATATACTACAAGATACTGTTGCAATTGCCCATCCCATCCATTGTGTAACAGGATTTGCATTTGAAAGTATGTATGCACCTATCATAGCAAGTATGAAACCTACCCATCTCATTCCATCTAATCTTTTATAAAATCTAATTTTCATAGTCGCTTGACATAATATAATTTCATTGTTATAATACCCATGTGGGTTGTTACCGAGAAGACCTAGCTACCTCACTAGTGAATCTTTTTACTTGGCATATTTAGTAGTTCACTTACCTCTTTGATGTCGTTCTTGTCTATATCTTTCTCATAAGGATCGGAATTGGATAATTCATCCAATTCTTCATCTGACATATTTCTTTCTATAAAACCAGGCAATTGTTGTTTAGCATTTTTTAATGCAACTGTAAGATCACTATATCTTTTAGTAAATGATGGAGTGGCATTTGCTATGGTTATAATTTTATCAATAGGAATTGTTATTATTTTTTCATCTGTAAAACCAACCCAGCGAACCAAAGCTATATAGTCCGATATGCCTTGTTCGGTAATTCTAGGAACATATTTAATTAACATAGGTTCCTGCAATCTTAATAGCTTTGAGTTTTCAGGCAGTTGATTTTTATGTAAAGGAAATCTACAACAGATTTCTTCTCCAGAAACCAATCTGATTATCTTAACTGACTTTGTATCAATACGATTAATCATATAACTATTTATCTTTATTTAAGTCTAGTATAGCACAATGAGAACCACCAGTGCGTTGCGTTATGTTATAGTTTTCTAAAGCAGCTTCTTTAAAACACTTCATATTATATTCACCTTTATTTTCATTTTTATTTTTATTACCTGGAAGATAATCGTGGAAAGCAACACTAAAATTATCTGTTGTTCTTTTTAGTATTTCTTCACAATCACCTAAACCAATAGAAGCATCAATAAAAACAAAATCATACAATAAGTTATATTGCATATGTGGATTAAACCAAAAGTCTTTACTTTCCATTATGTGTCTTTTTGCATACTTTAGACCTTTAAATGTAAATATATCATTTCGATCTATAGTCATTATAAGAGAACCGTTTGTGGAAAGAGCAGCTGTGCTTTTTCCTGTACCTGTACCTATCTCTAAAATAGTTCTAGCATTTCTGCTTTCGTAAACCAAAAATATAAAATCATCATCTGATATCATTTTAAATCCACAGTATGTATTTCATAGTTAAAGCTTTCTCTATTATAGATATTCACTCTTTCCTGAAAATGAGTTAAGGTAAAGTTCTTTTTATCTTTATATGTTAAATCGTCTGAAATATCATAGACTGTAGCAGACTGTTTTTTATCGCCGACACGAAGTCCACGACCAATACTTTGCAATACTCTTATAGGGCTCTTACTAGGGCTACTAAAAATAATGTTGTGTAAATTACGAATATTAATACCAGTGCTGAACGTCCCGAAAGAAGCGACAATAATTGCGTTATCCGATTTTTCTGTGATTGCTCTAATTTTTTCTCTATCATCTGTTTCTGTTCCACCATAAACAAAAAATACTTTTCGTTTAGGGTCTGCCTTTTCTTTAATTAAGTTAAATAAAATTTCACCGTGTTTTTCAACTAACTGAAACAAACATAAAGTATTGCCGTTTAGTGCTAAGGTAAG